TCTCCCGCGAGATCGCCCTGCGTCAGCACCTTCTGGAGATTCGTCGAAGGCGCAGCCCCGATCAACTTCTCTACCAGCCCTCCCTGGGCCAGCACCTTCGCGTAGTCCGGTGCCGTCTGGCTCTCGGGTATCGCGGAGATACGGGCCATCAACTCCTTCGATATCTCTACGTCCGGGAAAAACTGTTTCGATAGTTCCAGCGCCGCGTCCACGGGAATATCCGATGCTACGATCTTCTGTACGAAGTCCGCGAACTTCCCGCCGCTCTCCGCCTTCTCCTTCGCGCTCTGTACGCTCGGCGGGTTGAAGCTCACGTTGATCGTCTGGAGCTTCCTCATGTTCGCCCCGGAGAAATACTCGGGACCGAAACAGGAGATCGCAACGACCTTCGAGAGATTCCGATACTGCGGCCGCACCGTGATAGCGATCTTTTGGATTGACTCCGCCTGCTTCAAGAGAACGTCCGCTTCGTTCGAGTCCGCCAGTCCCTTCGGCTGGTCGGGGAAGATTACGCTCATCGGGATTTCCCCGCGCGCACCGATATCGACCATCAGCAGCTTCACCAGTTCCTCGAACCCCTGGTAGTGCCTCTCTACCGTCGACACCTTCCCGATCGAGTTCACGGAGATCGGGTGGAGCTGCGACCACGCAGCCATCTGCGTATCGTTGAAGTTCAGGAGGTTCTGGACTTCCGATATACCGTTCTGCACCATCGCTCCGTCCAGCTCGATCTCGTGGAACAGAAGGCTGATCTGCTGCGCCATCACGGGGATCGCCCCGATGGTAATCTGGTAGGCGATGACCGAAGTGATGTACCCCTCGAAGTCGCTCACGCCCCAGCCGATCTGAGGGAGCATACCCCAGTACGGAAGCATCTTCGGCCGGACGATCGCGCTCCGCTGAGACGCTACCTTCACGCCACCTATTGGGATGTAGTAGTGGCTCGGCGTCAGGTAGTCCCGCGCTGTCACGTTCCAGTTCGGGACCAGTACGCAGTTCCAGCGATCGGTCGTCACGAAGTGGTCGATAGAGTCTTTCGTCAAGACCTTCGCCTTTATCAGATCGTCGACCGTCTGCTGGAGCGATGTCACGTTGTCCTGCTTCAGCCTCGGGTATGCGATCGCCCCTCCGTAGATCAGCCCATCGCGGAGGGAGTTCGCAATCGCTTCCCCGAACCCGATCTGCTCGGCGTATTCGTGCAGCTTCTCGATCTCGTCCGGCGTCCAGCCATCCCCCTCGAACGTGTAGCCGTTGAGCAGTACGCCCTTCGCCTTCTTGTCCGTGATGACCTGCGGAACCCCGCCGCTCGCGTAGTACGCCGTTGCTTCCTGGGGGCTCATACTCACGGGGATGTAGGCGCGGCCGTACGACCCCGGATCGTCCATGGATCCAGTCCCGCTCGCCGGGTTCCAGTATCCGTCCTCGATGAGTTGTTTCATCCCGCGCTTGGAGAGAAGAGACTTGGAGAAACCTTCGCGGAACTCTGACAGAGAAAGGAGGTTCCCCTCTTCCTTCACGCGGGCCGCCTTCGTATGGTCATACATTATCGATTTGATCTCGGCGATATCGTCGGGACCGTGCGCGAGCCCCTGCTCGTCTATCGAGTCGGCAACGTAGTCCTTACCCGAGGGCAGTGCCCGGCTTATCACCCCGTACACTTTCTTTATCCACGGGATGCTCGCCTTCTCCGCCAGCGTCCGAAAGTTCGACGCCCCCGAGTCCTCCGTCCGCGTCTGCGAGTCCTTTCCCATTTCCCGCCCCCTTTATCATCATCGATTCGAGCATCGACCGCATCTTCCGCAGCTCGTCCTCGCTCGGCGCTGGATACCCGCCCTGGAGCCGAGCCTGTAGCCTCTGGCACTGCGACTGGTACTCCCCGAGAAGACCGTTCCGCATGATGATCTCCTCCGCCGCCTGGATCGTGAACATCAGCGTCGACATCAGCGTCACGGACGCATCCGACCTCTTCGCGATCTCGTCGTCCGTCAGCGGCCCGAGCGTCTGCTTCGCCTTGTACGTCCCGCCGAGCTTCGTCACGACGTAGTAGCTCATCACGCGGAGATTGAACTGCATCTGCTGGATGTCCCGCTCGATCTTCGCCTGATTCAAGTCCCCCGGCTTCTTCGCGAAGATAGCCGAGAGGATACGGCCGAGCATGTTCTTCCGCGTCAGCTTCGGCTCGGGAACCGCGACGCCCTTCGGCATCTCCACAACGCCACCATCACCAGTCTGTTCGATCATCGGGTCTCTCCTTCCCTTACGTATGCTATCCTCGGCCGGAGGGCCGGTACTCGATACCCTGAAAGCTGATTCTGGAGTTCGACGATTCTCCCGATTGCCCTTTCGAGTACTCGTGCCTGCGCTGGCGTAACGTTCTCGCGCATCAGGATCAACTCGTCGATCACTCGCTTGCTCATGCTATCCGCCTGTCCGTTATTGTTTTACGCCCTTCGCGCGTACTTGTCCATAGATCGCGGAACTCCTGGTCACGGGAAACGATACGCCAGACCACGTACTCCAGCGAGTCGCACCGGTGATCGGGAGCCGTCGGCCCCTTCCCCTTCTCTGGATCTCCCTTATCGTTGAACTGCCGGAGCTTCAGCGCCATCGATAGCGGTCCGCAGTTCGGGAAGAGTTTCAGAAGTCCAGCCTCGAAGAGATGGTTCACGAAGAAGATACGGTCGATCACGCTCGGGTTGATCGTCCCGATTCGGCACTCGATCCCGTAGTCTTTGATTTCCTTCGCGTACCCAGCGACGATCTCCATCCCGCTCGCATCGGGGTACCACTCGATCTGATTCGGGGGGAAGTCCGTGCGGATCATCTTCGGTGCGTGGCCGATCTCCTGGAAGCTCCAGAGCTTGGTCACGTAGAGAATCCCGTTCCGCTTCACGATCGCAGTCCCGCAGGAATAGCCCGAATTGAAGTCCTGGCCAACCCGTACAAGGTCATTCCCCTCTACCGCGAAAGGATACTCTTTCAGGCGATCCCGCTCTTCATCGTACCCGTAGTACACGCGTCCGGTCGTAAGGTTCCTGAACTGACCATCGAGATAGACTTCCGCCTCGATCTTCGTATAGATACGGCGCATCCTGGCGATCCAGTTTCGGTCCGTCGTCTTATTGTCTTCGCTCCTCGCGTGGATGATCCAGTACGGCTCCCCTCGCTCCTTGATCTGCTCGATGATCTGGTACGTCCCGCGATACCCCTGAGCCGTAGTGAAGAACGCAGAGAAAGCTCCCCGCGCTGGTAGGGTCTTCGTGGCCGGTAACGGTGCGCGCGTCCTCTCCTGGATTGCGATGAACGCGGCCATCGATTTCTCTTGCGCCAACTCGTCCAGCTCATCCCCGAGAAAGATATTGAAGTGGTACCCGTAGATCAGCTGCGGCTGGTCGAGAGAGAGGACGACGAACTGAACCGTGCCGATCGTCAGTACGTGCTCCCCTCCCGCGTACTCGTAGTCAACTCCTGCCTGCTGGAGAAGCGCGAACACCTGATAGAGTAGCGTCTTTTGCGCAAAGGTAATAGTCCAGCATCCTATCCCAACGCGGATGTAATGCCCATCATACTCGGCGGCTATCGATAGGATTTGCAGGGCTACGGCAAAGGACTTCCCTGCGTTGTACCCCGCGATCATGAAGAAAAACTCTATCCCGAGGTTCTTCTTCTTATACGGGGCATCGAGCATTGCTCCCTGATGTTCAAACGTCTCGAAATCGAAGTACATATCCGCGCTTTTCATAAATTGTCCTGGCCTTTTCATACGAAGATTCTGGAGCATCCTTTTATTCTTATTTGGTTTCTTACCTCCCCACCATTTCCCTTCCGCAAATAGAAGCTGGGGAATCGTTACTTTGTTTCGTTTCTTCATTTGCCTTTCCCTTTACGCGAACAGCCTCATCTGTACGCGGTCCCGTTTCCAGCACGTCGGCCCGCATCCACGAACGATTGACACGGGAGCTTTTAGCGGGGTACGGCATACGTGGCACTTCGGCTGTATCCCCTTCGATCGCAGGTCTTCCACGATAGCCCGCGCCTGGATCTCCGCCAGTTCCCGCGTCACTTCTTCTCCTCCGTGGGCTCCACCCGTTCGGTACGAACCTCGACGTTCGGGTCTTCCTCGTCATTCAACTCCCGCTTGATCGTAAT